TAATGTTGGTTTTGCCATTTGTCTTAGTTTTGTATGTTCTGTATTCCTATTTTATGTATTGCATCTGCTAAACATTTTACCGCTTCTACTTCTTGCCTACCCTCTAGGTTTATTTGACCTTGTATCATCTCTGTTGATGTTCCAATAGAAGATGCAGTATCTATTGTGTTACCAAACCAACTATTATTATATATTTCGTTTGCCATTTGTCTTTTCTTTTTTTGTTTCCTTTTCTATTTTAGATAAATACTTCTGTAATTTAATTACGTTTTTATCTTTTGGTTTATATATACTATTCATTACAATACCCAGTTTGATGGATTGGTATTTTTATCTGGATAAACATCAGATTCAGTATTTTCAGTGTATTCTGGAAATTTAGTATTGTCAAAACAAATGTAATCAACAAAACGTCTTGTGTAATATTCTGCAAAATCTCTTTCCTTTTGAACCAAGTAATCAACTTCATCTTTATTAATTGTTTCAGCGTTCTCAGAAGTATGTTTGTAAATACCTCCGTTCTTCACTTGATATGCAGAAAAAGGTAAATACTCAACCATAGCGTAATGAATTAACATAGGTTGTATATAATCATTAACAAGTTCTAAGTAATCCCCTGTAAGATTATCCGCAATTATATCTGCTGATATCTTATCATACAACTTAGTACCTAAATAGTTTTGTATGTGTATTTCCTGTGCTATTTTTATGAATTGTATAAACTTATCAGTGTCAACATTTCCGTCAATAATAGTATTTTTAACTAAGTCTGTTCTACTTATAAATAATGCAGTCGCCATTTATTATCTTTTTTTATTTACAAATCCGTTGTTTGGCATATCCGTTGGTCTTGTTGCAACTTCTTTTGCGTTAACCTCTGGTTTAAAACCCTCTTTCTTTGCCTTATTCACACTAACCTCCGCTTTTGGGTTTCCTACATCTGGTTTAGTTTTCACACCTTTTGCCATATAAGTTTTTCTCATCCAGAAATGATGGCAATCCCCTCCACCTTTGTAAAGCCAAATATCATAAGTGTCAGCACCATTCAAACCCCAACCAGCATTTACCTTTTTATTACTCATTTGTTGTATGTCCTCTTTTCTGTAAATCTTTTTTGCATTTACCATTTTTTTGCAAAATTCTCTACTATCATCAGACGCTCTCAAAGGTGCATATTGATATCTTACTTTAAACTTAACCCCATCTTCATTCTCTCCATCTTGTCCACTTTTTGCGTTTGGTCTTGCAGTTCCTGTTGTTGCAAACTCCCATATTTTAGACAGTAAACTTTTATCCTTTCTGTTTAGTTCTTTTATTTGAGCATCTAAATCTTCTTCTTCGTCATATTCAACTTTACGCTCATCAATCAACTCCCAATTCTCTAAATCCTCATCTTCTCCAAAGTCCTCTAATTCAGAAAAAACCTTGCTCATCTTAACACCAGTTTCCTCTTCCCTTGTTTCCTCATCTTTTACATTATCTAAATCTGTAAACTCTAAAGGTTGTAAGGTCTTAAAGTATAGGTTTAAAGAAACATTATTGAAAGCAAGTATTTGGTCAAAGGCATCAATTAAAAGTTCTTGAAAAGGTCTAATAACAGTGTTATCCATTAATGTAGATGCAGTCTTTAACTCATCAGCATTATTACCTAAACCACTACTGTCTTTTACACCTAACAACATAGGAGATACAACTCTATGAGCCACCATTATCTTCTTCTGTGATTCATCACTTAAAAATTGATATTGATTATGTGCATCAGATAATTGTACAGGTGTAATATCCGCTTGACTTTCTTTGTCATCATTAAAAGCAAGTATAAACTTTCCAGCGTTTGAACTCCCACTAAATTTATTCTGTATCTTTTTTTCGATTAAGGTCTGCTTTTCCTCATCTGGAATACCATTGTTGAAATTAATCAACATTGATGGAGCAAGTCCGTTCATTATGTTATTTAAGTGGTAGTTAGATATCTCTTCTTCTAATTCTGCGTATTGCAACCCACCCTGGTAATCTGGAGTTGAGTAATAGTACATTCCAGCCTTATAAGGTTTTACATAAAGTATCTCTATATCGCTTGGAGTTTTTGACGAACCAAAAGACGGTATTCTCAAAGGCTTTTCACTTGGTTTCATATCAACCCAGTTTGGATGGTAATAATACGCCTTAACATCTTTGTCTTCGCTTGAACATTTCTCCGCTCTTAATGTTTCAATTGGTAGGTGTTCTACTTTTTGTATAGATTTTTTATCTTTTGAATAAACCACCTGTATCGCACATTGCCCTGCAAGTTTTAAATCATAAACCAATCTTCTAACAACATCTTTCTTAAGTAAAGATATCATTTGAGCATATTGCAAAGGCTTTTTAGAACTGTTTGTAGCATCTAAACCCTTTCCGTATATCATTTGAGAAATACCATTTACAACTGCGTTATTTGTAGCACTACCGTTGTATCTGTCAATTAAATATTGAAAATAATTGTTATCAGAACCAAACGCAACCCACTCTTTATTCTTCTCCTCTATAACTTTTGGAGAAGTGTAAGTAGATAGGTTTACAAAACTTACCTTTGATTGCTTTTTATTTTTATTTAATTTCTTCATAATATGATATAATCGTTATTACCACTCTCTTCTTTGTAAACAGATTTGTTTACTGTATAATATTCGTTATTTGATTGGTCAGTGTCTTGTACTGTACAAAAAACTTTATCTCTATAAATAACATTCAACGTACTTAAATCCCCTTGTCCGTTATATATTTTTAAGTCGTAAAATCTACCCTCAACCAAGTTAAAAGAACTTGTGACCTCTAAGTAGTTTCTGTTGCTTATAACAGATGGAATTATTGTAACTGTGTTATTTGTGCTATCATCTCTTAACGTCAATGTTAAGTTAGTAGCATAAACCCTTGGAATTATAAAAAGAGTTTGATTGTCAGCCGTAGGTTTTAAATACTTCATATATATATAATAAAAAAAGTATTACATTTTGCTATATTAACCCAAAAAAGAATATATAAAAAAAAGAGTACCCTTTTAAGAGTACCCTTTTAAATCAAAAATCAATTATATTACTATGCTGGGTCTATCTGTGAAGAACTCTCATTGTCAGTAATAACAGTTGATGTTACAAAAGGTGCTGGAGCAACCTCTTGACCCTCTAAAGTCAAAGTAAATCCGCTTAAATCACCCATTGCAGCACCAGAAACAATAGTTCCCCCTGTCACCTCTGCTCCGTGTTCTAGTCCTACTAAAAAGAAGTTTCCGTTGTAGTCCTCAATCGCAACGTGTGGTCTTGATGAAGATAACAATTTAATCTCCTCTTGAGTAGCTTTGTCCAATACTGGTAAAGTTAAATTTAATGTTTGTGTGTAAAAAGTAGTTCCGTTTTCTCTTGAACTATTAATAGTAGTTTCTAAAGATGAATTTCCTTTTATATCGTATTTGAAAAAGTCTGGAGAACCAGCAATAGCGGTAATTTCTCCAGCAGTTTCGGTAACAGTTCCCAAAGTTCCGTAGTCAGCGAAGTAGATAGCTTTTAAACCACCTACACTCTTTTTACAACCTAAAGCCCTACCAGTTGTTAATAAACAAGCCATTTGTTTTATGTTTTAATGTTATGAAAAAAGGGTAGGCAGATAAAACCACCTACCCCTATATTATTTAATTATAATGTACTCTTAGTTAGCAGAGTTTACAATTCCGTAAGTTACTATGTCCTCAACAACTGCGTATTGTACTCCAGCAGTATATCTCATAATAAATCTTACATTTTGTGAACCATCTAAGTCAGCCATATCTAAAACTTTTACCTCTTGGTGGTCAGATAACAATCCTGTTCCAAAGTATAGGTTAGATTTCAAAGTAGCAATCATAGTGTTGTCAGCCAATCCGTTTGCAGCAACAACTTTAATACCATCAAAAAATTGAATGTCAATGTCTTGGTTAGTACCCTGTGCCATTACTCCATTTGCACCAACTCCGTCAGCAGCAAATCCTCCTAATGCTCTTTTGTATGCTCTAAAGATGTTTTGAGATACGTAGATATATAAATCTTCGTTTCCGTATAATGCAGATGGTACTGCATCAGCAACTTTCCCTAATTCAGCAATAACATTTGCAGCGGTTACAGTTGTTCCTGTTACCTCATTGTCAGTTGGTAGGTCAGCATCAGCAGCTAACAAAGTAGCAAAACCATCAAATGCACCTGCACCAGCAGTTCCACTCCAAATATCTTGTTCAGTTTTTTCAGCAATCTTCTCAGAAATTAATCCAATAAAGTAGTCAGAAAAATTAGAAG